TTAATCTAAATAACGCCAATCTCCATAAGATGCTCCTGACTCTAATTCCATACTCGCAACATAACGTCTTGCTCCGCTATGAGAAATATACGATAACCATTCATACCCATTAGCGTAGCAGTATTCAGTATAATTGAACTCTTCTCCAGCTTCATAAGTTGCAACTATTTCAGCGTCTGTTGAAGGCTCTGACCTTACATTTAGAGCATCAACTGTAACTGTAAACACTCTAGGTTTATCTAGCGTTTGTAACCCGCTATTAGCGTTATTGTCTGCAGGTATGTCATCAGTTGGGAAATAGAACCAACCGACAATACCAGTGAAGTCTCTTGTCATATATCGAGCAGGTCCACCAACATATAGAGCATCAGCATTACCATCAACATTTTGTTCAACAGTACGCATTGTATACCCATCAGAATCAGCAATTACTACACCAGTATGCCCATAGGAATGCCCATATACGTAAGTTGTATCCATCACAAATACAGCACCCTCTCTTGGTTTACTATTTAAGTTTCCAACTTCGTTATATTCGACTTTGTAACCTAAACTAGCAGCGCTATTTAACAAATCAATAGCATTTCCCCAAAGTTGCTTTCCAAAGTACTTAACACTTAAATAGTTAGGTTCATCAACACATTGTGTTCCGTATACACCATCTTGGTCTACACCAACTCCTAAATCGGCTAATCTACATACTTCATTTACTATATCTTTTGTTCTTACCATATTATTTCTTCCTCCTAAATTTTCACATAATAAAAAAAGACCAAGAATAATCTTAGTCTTTTAAGCTAGACATAAATCACTAGCTTTTTCTTCTTCTTTTTCTTTTACCTTTTTACGTTTTTTCTCGGGAACTATTTTTATTAATAAATCTACTAAAAGGTACTTTTTAAAGTTTTTATAAAAATAAATCAATATACACAACTGACGATACAACAAGATAAATTCTATAACATCTTCTTTTTCTACCGCAAGTTTAATTTCATCATTTATTTTTTTACTTACCTGTTTGTCAACCTTTTTTATCGATTTTTCAATTTGTTCAAATTCTATAATCTCAAAATCTTTATTAAAGATACTTTTTATCACTTTATAGAACTCAGGATATTCTTTTTTATTTTTCTTTAAATTCCCTCTATCTAAACCATTTATAATATCAATAGTATGAATAATTTCATGCTTTAATTTTGTAAGTTTATAATCTTTATAACATTTATAAATAAATAAGGTTGGTATTAAAAATATAGTTAAATATACTAAGGTACTCATTTTCCTTTACCTCCTTTAAATTTATTATTATTATTATCTAATCTATTTTCTAAACTAATTATTCTTTTTTTCTGATCCTTAATAGTCTCTCGATGCTCTTTTACTATCATACCAAAGTCTTTTCTGCTCTCCTGCATTTGCTCTTTAAGCCCAGACTTTATTTCTTTATGCACGGAACGAAAAATAACTATAAGCGTTATAATTATTACTATAACTACACCTAAAGGAATCCCAAACTCAAAGTATTTCTTAAATAACTTTAACAGATCTCCCACATTCACTTTAAAACTCCTCCAAATATCAGTTAATCACTTCCTTAAGATTAGTCTATATGTTATTACCTAATTTGTCAAGAAATTAAGCATAAATTTATGCTTTTATTTATCTTTAGTTTCCTTAAAGCCTTTATAAACCTGATGCGCTCCAGTTGCACTCAAACCGCTCACGATACCAACAATAACGTTAGTACCACTAAAGCCATTTAATGTAACTGATAAAACCACACCTATTCCACTAAGTACCAAAGGGATATACTCATTTGGTAATTTAGGAATACTTGATTTAAGAGTATTTCCTATTAATAAGCATAATCCAATTACTATTGGATTTAAAAATTGTTGTATATTTTCCATATTTTTAATAATCCTTTCTCAAAGGTAAATTTTGACAACGTTCAAATAATTCAGTAACAACCGAATTACCACCTAAATCCTTATAGCTCTCATAAATTAAAGTTAATTCATTTAATTGTTTAAGCTCAATGAATCCTTGTTCTAAAAAGAAAGTCATATCCTTCAACAATCTGTACCTTGTTATCATCAAAGTACCGTTTGCGATTTTTTGAATTTTTTCATTAATCTCTTTTAACTTTTCATCTATAGACTCTAAATTTTTACTACTTCGTTTTAAGTACCACGCCAATACTGGTCCAATTATTGTTGTAATCAACAACCCCCAAATTTGCTCACTCAACTCACTAACTTCCTCCTATTCTAAACTTTAGAGGGGTTGAAAAACCCCTCTTTAAACAACAACTTACTTTTTGTTAGCTTGCTCGACTAACTCTGCATAACCCATCTTAATTAACTCTTTTTCAACTAATTTTCTTAATCTTTTATTTTTAAAGTCGTCTAAAGTATTAAGACCTTGTATTACGTTTAAAGCTAAAAACGTGTACGTCATAGTTCCACCCCCTTTCATTATTTCAGCAATAATTGCAGCTGAAATATTTAATCTTTGTAAGAGTTCCAAAAGTCTAGCCTTCATTTTTCGCATTTTCCTTTCCTCCTAAATCTTCACTTTTTGGGGGTTCAGTGCCATTTTCTGTTGGTTTTTCAGTTCTCTTTTCTGTTGGGGGTTCAGTACCTTCAGTACCCTTTTCATCATCACCCTCATCAGTGTTAGCTGTTGGTAATTCAACACCTAAATGGTTGGCTAAAAACTCGAATTTTACGCTAATATCCTCAAATAAAGCATCATTTTCAAAATCTTTAACCAATGTCTGAGCCAGCGTTTGACGTGTTGTTTCTAACGCTTTATTTGAATCTTTTATTAAAGCATCCATCTTTTCAAAGCGTTCATTTTCAGCCCTATTTGGATATGTGTCTTGGTAAAATTGTTCCAATACCAGCTCAACCAACTTATCATCTGTCAAAGCACCTAAATCACCTTTTAACACCTTTGTAATAGTTGTCATATCTTCTTGTATTTGAATTCTTGTAGTATTAACTTCTCCAGTTGGCTCGAATATTCGATCTCTAAAATTGACTTTATACATTCTTTTCAACCCCCTCTAATTGAGTTAATTTATCATTTAATTGTTTAATTATTTCATTGTAAGAATCAACCACCTGAACTAACTCCTTGCTTTTCCAATCGTTTAAAATATCAGCTAAAATACCAACTACCACAAACGGGGGTAGTTGGTATTCCCTAGCATTTATTTCAATAAATTTTATTAAATCACTTTTAAAAGTTGCAAATTTTCCTTCCATATTAATCACCTCTACTATCTTAACGCAAAACCATTTTCAAATCTTATAGTTAAAGACCGACCATCTGCTAACATAAAGTCATAAGAATCTGTTGTTACTCCACCTTCAACCCGAAATTCAGTTGGGTTAATATAACCATTTCTAAGGTTATGCCCGTGTAAATCTATATCACACCCAGCATTCAAACTATCTTTTTTATAATCCGCAAAAGCACCAGATGCATACACCCATTTCCACGTGTATGTATCGTTAGTTCTAGACTCTCGATATGCCCAGCCCATGAACCAACCGTCATACTCTAAATCAAACTGAATACCTTTTACACTATTATTATGTTTATAACTATTAGTTCCCATTGAGCCTAATTCATAACCATCACGCCAGAACTGATACCCCCGGTCAGTAACCCGCGCTGTTAATTTATTTTGATTGACAACCCCGCTTTCATAGAACGACATACCGCCACTTTCAAATTGAATAAACTTTGATATATTATTCCAAGCTAATCTCAAGTGATGGGCGTTTTGAGTTAACACAGTTCCAAAATTATTTTCCGTTACAGCAGACTTAATTTGATTTTTTGTTTGCTCTATTTCCGAATAAACATTGCTAATGTTTAATTCCAATTTTTGTCCTATTGAAAAATCTAAACTGAATAATTTCACGTCTGAAACAGTAACCCCATTAGGTATTTCAAAATAAATTTCATCTTGGTTACTAAAACTTCTAAATATCCAAGTGTTTACACCATTTTCTAATTTCTTAATAGCTTCTTTATTAGCATTAGTAGTATACTGCATTCTCCAAACTTGACCGCTTGAATACCCAACTTGCACCTTAAACTCAACTCTATAGATTTTATTACCCAACAATCTTTCTGTTGGTGTAATCGTAATGAAATTACCATTACCAATTTTAGCCGTTTTGTGAGTTTTGTATATATTTTCTCCTGTTGATTCAACTTCTGGAACTTCGTATATTTCAACATTTTTAACCTTTGTATTAGACCCTAAAGGGTATATATTTATATTTGGCTGTTCTGATGAATACTTAACTCTCCAAACGTTTAAACCATTTGAAATAGCTTTGTTGTCGCCTCCATTTAACGCGTTGTAAATACGCGTCATTTGATTAACAGGAACATCGTCCAGATCCGCTAAAATAAAGTATTCTTTATTCGCCTTCAAGGTTGGGTTGGCAGCAAAGTAAAGGTCATTACCCTTTTTCTCAAGGTTACTCTGACTACACTGATTAGGTATTCTGTAAGTCAATTTAAAAGTCTTTTTAGACTCTTCGCCAATTTTTGACTCAAATCTTTCAAGCGTACTTTCAAACGTCTTATATTTTGTAGTAATATCTTCAATTAACTTCGGATCTGGTAAGTTCTCTAACTTATCGCCACAAAGAACACTCTGAAATCGATAAGAAATTTCAGCCTCAACCCTTAAAGGTGTGCCATCAACCTTACCTTTTGGGGTTTTGTCAGTTGCGATATACCCCCCAATATCAGTTGATACAACCACATCAGAAAAGTTTAACCCAGCTCCTTTAGCTGTTAGTTTGACCTTATACCCCTCTTTCAACCATTTACCATCATAAAATACATTAACTTGATACCTAATACCATCTGCTACACCGCCCTCATAAGTTCCAAGGATTTTTAATGTAGCAGTTAACGGATGAGGTTTAAGTTCATCTAAACTAGGTAGCCAATCTTTAGGTAAAGACTCTCCGATATTCATATATGGCTCAGCAATCTTAAAATGTGCATTCTTTTTAGCTACTACATGAAATATTTCGCCCGTTCTACTAATTAAGTTGTTATTCGCAACAAAGTTAAATTCTTTAACAACCCATTTATCCCTAGGGGTACTCTCGTCTATTTTAAAACTTATTACATCCCCGCCATAATCATTTCTTATTTTCAAGTAAAGACCGGGGTCAGTATTTACATCACTAAATATGTAAATAGGTAATCTAACTACAAACTTCTCACCTTTTTTAATCGTATCCTTACTACTTACTAACTTAATACCTCTAAATTCCTCTTGTGTTTTATCCCTTATATCAACTTCAATAGAATTTTTATTATTGTAATCGACCCTAACTAATTTAGGGTTACAATCTCCCACTGTAGAAAAAGCTTCATATCCTCTAAAATCGGTGTACATAAGTAAGTTGAAATCAGCAATAGTTGCTCCATTCTCCCCTTTAATTTTGAACCAGTTGTAATCCGTTGGGTCATCGCTTGGCATTGGTTGATTACTTGTTAACATTCCCATATATTTTTTAGATTCACTATAGGTATGAGTAAACCCTTCAATACCATCGGCAGAATCTGCATACGCGATATACAACTTCATTGCATCCGCTTCATCACCTTTGATTTTAGACCATTTATATGCGTTATCATCAACTGGAGCTGTTGAGGAGTTAGTTATCGCTATTCCCATGTATACTGTATTTGGAGTTGGTGACTCAGTTATTTGACCGTTTACCGAATCCTTATATCTTATATGGGTATACTCTTTATCACCTTCAGCTATTCTAACCCAAGTATACATTTGGGTATTTCTTTCAGGGTTTGATACCCCCGCCTCATTATTGTCTATGTAATACCCAACATACGTTTTATTGACTGAATCTGTTGCACTCGTATCTAACTTGCCGTCTGGACTATTAGCAAACGCTAAATGCAATCTAGTAGCTCCATTGGTTAATCTAACCCATCTATATGCACTAGACTCCATAGGCTTATTTGCTCTGTTTGTAATTGCAAAACCGACCTCTTGCATCTTATCAGAATAATTAAAACCAAAAGCAGTTCTACCTCTATCATCCATCCCTTGATAAGCTATATGTACATAACGTTTAGCACCTTTTAATTCATCTTTCTTTTCGTCAAAAATCTTTGTTGTTTCTTCTTGCGTTATTTGTCTAATACCATCAGCGCTTATTGTTAAATCATTAATTAACCTTTTGGTTTCATCTTTAGTTAAAAATTCTTTCTTAATGCTTGTTTGGATAGTATCTTTTAACTTTGTGAAAATATTTTGAGTATCAACAGTACCCTCTTCAAACTCTTGCCTGAAAGTTTCATTTGAAATAATTTCATCAATAAACGCTTTATCAATAATAGCTGTCTTAATTTCAGCAAAATTCAAACGCGCTTGAATTGCTTTGATTAGTTCAGCCTCTGTTATTATTGTTTTTAATCTTCCAATTTCAGCCTCAATAGCATCAAGAATTTTAGTCCTTGTGATGTCGGAAACAGTACCATCTTCCTCCATCAAGGCTTTTTTGACTTCTAAACCAGCTTTAGCTTTTTCTTCTAAATCTTTAAACTTGTTTTCAATACCCTCTTTATCTTTTTTCAAAATTTCAGCCAAATTCTTTTGAATCTTAAAGGGGTCAAGTTTACTTTCAACTTTTTCTTCGACCGCTTCTTTAACCATACTAGATAAAGCACTTCCAAAGCTAGGTTGAATTGTACCAAAACCAATAGTTTTTAATTTTCTTCGCATTGGAGAAAATGTATATTTTGTAATTTTCTTCCTAATGTCTAAGTTATATTTCTCATGAAAAATAGTTACAGTATCAAAAATATTTACAGGCAAATCAGACCCAATAACATCAATTTCAATAGAATCTTCAATAACATCGCATAATGTATTTTTAAAATAATCTTTGGCATATTTTAGTAAACTAGCTTCATCAACTACATCCTGATCTTGAACTTCTAACGTTCCTTCATATATATTTTGATACTTGTTAATTAGTGGACTGTCTAAAGTCAATGTTAAAACTTTGTCTTGTTCACCCCCATTTTGAGCGCTAATAACCTTTTTAAAATGAATCCTAGTTCTTAAATCTTTAATTGATTTCTTTTGTTGATACTTAGTTAAATTTTTCTTGTACATGAAAAGTGCTTCATTCTCAATACCACCATTAGCAAGTAACTTTATAGCATATTTATCACGTATTAAATCTCCGCGCCATTGACCCATTATTGAGTGTCCATCTTTAAATAACGCCTCAGCAACCATTACATTACTTAAATTTAAATCATGCCTTGTAGCAATGTCTGAATAAAAAGTAAAATTGTGAGGTCTTCTAATACTACTTACAAGACTTCTCATGACCCTATTTCCATCAGCTTGTTTAACACTTAACTCGTTAATAGCGTAAGTATTTAATAGAGTAGCTACTTGATTGGCAAAAATGGTAATATACCCATTATGATTTTCGACCTCGAAAATGATAAATTCTTGCTCACCATGTAAATCATCTGCAATTAACAAAGTTTCTTCTATTAAATTAGCGCTTAATATATCATCTAAAGGATATTTGAAACTTAATTGATAAGTGCTATTAGCCTCTTGCAAAATATTATCGTCATAAGCTAAATTAAGAGGGGTTAACCCCTCTTTTAAATAAATCATACCCTAAACCTCCAATTTCCATAGATTTTAATACTTGTTACATTACCATTAGTAGCAACGCCTAATCGACCAGTTGGCAACTCAAAGAATCCACCCCTTACACGAATTGAATTTTTTACATTACCGTTTTTATCAAAAATATTCTGTTTGAGATGCCTGCAGTCTATTTTTGCTTTTGCGTCTAACTTCAATACCATGGTTTGACTACCAATAGTTAAACTAACTTCTCCAGATCCTTCAATCTCAATAATTGGCTCTGAATAAACATCACCTATATTGACTACAGTACCACTATTCCCAAGGGTAACAACCCCAGAATCATAAGCATACCTAAATGGGTCAAATCTAAAATTTAAGGATACCAACCAACGTCTATTGCCTTGTTTTGAATATTTAAACTCCAATAAATCAGCATAAAATTTTGAGTTTGATAAATAATCAAACTCAATCACATTTTCTTTGTCTTTTAAAATTTTATCTAAAAAGATAACATCGTTAAAATTAGATACTGAAATTTCCAATACCCTATCAGAACTTTCATAAGCGCCATCATACACTGTATAACTTCCGTTTGCACCATAAATAGTAACATCCTCAGTTATACGTTTTTTAGCAACTTGTATCTCTCCAGCGTTTGTCAGCACAAAATGAGGAGATTCTAAAATATTATTATTTATTTTTAACATTCTTAAATCCCCTCCCTTCTAACAAAAGTCATTTGTTTATCATAAGAATTTTTAGCCATAACAACACCATCAAGATAAGTGTTGTAGTCTTTATTTGAAATTTTTTCTAATAATTCTTGAACAATACCCAAGGCATTAACCACTTCATCATTTTTATCTTCTCCAAAATCAAAATCAAATTTAGATTTTGCAGCAACAGTTAAATCTTTTGAAATAGCATTATTTAACTCAAAATCAGTAATTTCACTTGTAAAACCTTTGTTAATTGCTCCAGCCATTCCTTTAACAGTTTGTTGAACAGTTTTAAATTTATCTTTCAAACTCTCATGTAAACCGCCCATAATAGCGTTACCTGCAGGTATTAAAAGTTTTCTATCGTATTCAATCGGACCTTTGTGGTCTCGGATCCAATTTGCAATACCGCTAACAAAAGATTTTACTTTTTCGTAAACCGATTTTAAACCATTTAAGAAACCACGAATAATAGCAGCTCCAGCCTCAAATAAGTTGATGTCACTTAACTTACTAAAGAACTCTTTAACTTTACCAACAGCTTCAGAAACGCTAGTTTTTAAAGTCTCCCAAGCTCTCTTTGCACCATCAACTAAACCGTTGATTATACCAACAACAGCACCTTTTAAAGTTTCCCAAGCTGTTACAGCTATTGTCTTAATTGACTCCCAAAGTCCGCTCAAGAACTCTTTAATACCATTCCAGATTTCTTCAACTTTAGTCTTGATTGAATCCCAAAGAGTTACAAAAAACTCCTTAATTCCATTCCAAACAGTTTCAACTGTTGTTTTTATAGCATCCCAAATAGTTGTGAAGAATGTTACAATACCAGTCCAAACAGTTTCAACTGTTAATTTAATTGCATCCCAAATAGTTGTGAAGAATGTTACAATACCAGTCCAAACAGTTGTTATTGTGGTTGTTATAGACTCCCAGATTCCTCCAAAAAAGGTAATAATACCCGTCCAAACAGTTGAAATAGTTGTGGAAATTGACTCCCAAATACCCCCGAAAAATGTTACAATCCCAGTCCAAACAGTTGTTATTATCGTTGTTATATTCGTCCAAAGGGTGCTAAAGAAAACAGTTAACCCAGCCCAAAGGGTTTTTAAAAAGGTTACAAACTCGCCCCAAAGCCTCTTACCAGTTTCTGTTTGGCTAAAAAACCACACTAACCCAGCTACTACTGCAGCAATGGCAGTAACTATAAACCCAAAAGGACTCAGTGAAAAAGCTACACTTAATACAGCCCAAGCAACCCTAACCGCTGTTATTGCTAATTTCAAACCATTAAATAAAGTAACAACTCCCGCTATTACTTTTAATCCAACAAGTTGAGCAATAAAAGTAGCTACTGCTATTTTTATTAAGTCAATCATACCTTTATTGTTTTTTAAGTATTCCGTAAAATTCTTAATCCACTCAGTTACTGTTTTAACCACAGAAGTAACTATCTCAAAGGCTTTAGCAATAGGATTTATACTGCTATCAGCACCATCTAACCCTAATATAGTAACAGCTATGTCTTTAATTACAGTTGCAACATTTTTAATTGCTTGCCAAATATTACTAAAAGCTATTTTAATGTTCTCAGCAATTTTTGTAATAATCGTAGCTGTTTTTTCATCAATGCCAATCTTTTTCATTAGGTCGATGCTTTCCTGTTTTGACAATGAACCAAAAAGAACCCCTAAAAAAGAGTTAACCGCAGTAGATATTTGACTCAATGTAGTTTGGATATTCTTTACTACTCCGTCACCTAAAATACCTTTTAACATTCCAGCTAACCCTGATAATGCACCAAAGATTAAAGTCGGTAGACCTTTTAGGATATTACCAACCATTGGTAGTAAGTTACCTTGTACAAAAGTTGCAGTTGTTTCGGCTAATTCTGCTAAAGATGGTCGAATGTCTTCACCCAAAGATAAGTTACCCAACACGTTACTAAAAGCTGCTTTCATGGATGCAAAAGAGCCTTGTAAGGTGGTTGCTGCCTCTTTGGCAGTTGTTCCAGTAATACCAAGCTCTTTTTGGATAACATGAATTGCTTCATAAACATCACTTAAATTGTTTATATCATATTTAACACCAGTTAATTTTTGAGCGTCTTTTAATAAGCGCTCCATTTCTTTTTTAGTCCCGCCGTATCCCAGCTTCAGATTATCCAGCATCGTATAATTCTGCTTTGCGAACCCTTGATAAGCAAATTGAATAGACTCCATGGAAGTACCCATTTTATTACTATTGTCAGCCATATCTCTCATAGCCATATCCGCTATTTTAGCAGCTTTCGCGGTATCGCCTCCTAAAGACTGCAGTAAACTAGCACTAAAGCCAGTTACATTCTCCATATAAGCGTTTGCTGATAATCCAGTAGTTTTATACGCTTCTTTAGCGTAGTTTTTTACTGTTTCAGCATTGTTTTTAAATAGGGTCTCAACACCCCCCAAAGATTGTTGGAGTTTACCGCCTTCCATTAAGGATGCCATAAAAAACTTACCAATAGCAGCAGCCGCTACAACACCTTTAAAGGCAGCTACTAATCCACCACCAGCACTTCTACCAGCTTCAGCAGCTTCGCCGTTGATTTCTTTTGAAATCATCCCTGATATTCCTTTGGCAGATGGCATTATCTGGACGTAGGCTTTACCTAAATTAGTTGCCATATTATCCTCCTCCCTCTATTATTTCATTTTTCATTTTTTCAAAGTCCTCACTAGACTCAAATACCATTGTTTCAGGCTCTTTAACTACATGATTTAAGCTATCCACTAAAGACCTAGGTTGATTTCTACCCTTTTGACCGTCTTTAGTTTTTGACCAAACCAAAAGACCTAACCTATCAACAGCTAATGCTAACAGTAAAGTATCAATTCCAACTCTTTGATTAGCCATCTTTAACTTAATTCGAGAATCTTCTTTTAAGCCTATACAAAAAACCGCCACCTTTAAAGGTGGCAGGTCTTTATAATCGTATATTCTATAAGTCTCAGCTAAATCACATGTTAAAGCATCTTCATCGATTTTTAAAAATCTAGCGAGGATTGTTATTTTTTTAATTTTTCTTGAGCTTTGAAGATATCCTCCAACTCAACACCCATTTTTTCAGTATCTATTACCCCATCAGAATCCCTTAAGTGATTCTTTAACTTTTCGGTTTGCTCTTTACCCAAAAGCAAATTAAAAACTTTTGGCAATAATAGAGGGTTTTCATCTACTTCCCCAAGTACTTCAACTAACTCATAGTTATTTAAGTTCTTTGCTGGAATTGAATATGTAAACCCACTCTTAGTTACTCCAACTAAATTCTCCATTTTTACCTCCCAGTTAAGCAGTTGCTTTTTTAATGTATTCATAGTGCGTATTTCCAGTCGCATCTGGGAACGCGTTTAAAGTTGTTTCATAGCCAACCATTTCAGCGTCCGCGTAAGTAATTTCCCCAACTTCCGTAACTTTTCCGCTTGGAATTACAATACGTTTTAATACCCCGCCTTTAAGTATCATTTCAAATACCACACAGTGTTGAGTTAACTCTTTACTGTTAGCTTTAATCGTAATACCAGTCGCAACATCCCCAGAGACATTATCAGCTCCGTAAATTTCTTTTAATACGTCAATATTTAAAGACTCAATTAAAGTGTACGTGAAAGTATCAGTTTTTTCTGTTTGAACAGTATCAACAATATCTCCGCCCCACGCTTTTAGGTTCTCCGTCGATGCAGTATTTTCATTGACTAACCCATCTTCTGAAATATACCCCAGCGCTTTGAACGCATTGTTTAATTTTGTTGTAGCATCTGTTGGGAGTGGAGTCCCAGCAGGCGCTGAATAAATTGCACCGCCAACCTTCGGTTTAGCGGCAGTCACATTTTGTACATCTGCCATTTGTTTTCCTCCTAATAATAATTTATATCAAAAACCGCTTGGTAACGATATTGTTTGGTTTCAGGGTCGGTAAAATTATAATCACTATTTAAATCTACCCGAGAAACCTCATCTACAGCTACCAAGTCGTACATTATATTTTTAATTTTTTCATTTAATTTTGCAGCCTCCAACAAGGATTCTGCATAACTCTGAATTGCTATTGTTGATGAATTTAAATAGTTATTTCTCTTTCCACTTGTTTTCTCAAGTAAAATATACCGTTTAGGTAAGTTTTTTTGATGTTCCAATACCACCGGAATTTCTAACTTTGAAACAAGGTATTTCCTTATAATTAATTCAATCATAATTTTAACCCCTTAATGCCTTTAATAAAGTATTGTTTTTATTGTTATCCTTTATAGCTTTTTTAGTTTTAGTCTTAACACTTACGTTAGCTCTATTTTTACCAACATAACTACTAATCTCATACCCAGATCCAGCTTTATTTTCTACTTTTTTAGCATGTTCCTTCAATATAGCAACCATTTCAGGACTTTTCATAAGAGCAGCAACCCCAGCTCTATTCAATTCAAATTTCTTACTCATAATGTTCAACCATCACTTTTTTGTGCCAATTTAAAGGTATTAAATCTTCAATACCCTCAACTGGAATTCCAATAGTTTTCCAACGCTTGCCGAAAAATACAACTTCTTTATTTTCCCAAACGTTAGTATCACCTTTTGGAATGCCTAAAGTATAAATAGCTTTTTTACCAGTTAGATTTACACTATTAGTAATATCATCTGTAGATGCAGGAGCAACTAAAACATTCTTAACAATAATTTCTTTTTCTTCAACTAAAGGACTTCCAAAATCATCAACTCCAGTTGGAGTAGTACTAATTAGAATAATATCAATACCGTTCATTAATACCATAGAAATCAATCACTCCAAACCTTTGTTTTTTAAACCCTAAACGTTTTAACTCATTATCTTTTATGAAAAGACCTCCTCCGGGTACTAAAAACGACCCAGAAACAGAATACCCAAGAGCTGACTCGGAATATTGAGTCATTGGCTCTTGGTCGGTAGATGTCATTAACGTTCTAGCAACGATATCAACTAACACAGATTTAACGACATAAGAATAACTTACATCCTCTTTTACCATTAAATCTAAGTCTCTTTTGACTTTTTTAGCCTCAACACGAAGAACGTGAGAAACTGTATTCAACAGTTCCTCAGCTCTAGGTAGTTCTGACTCTTTTAAGTCCCTCCATAAAATCTTTAAATCATCAACCGTAGCAAAAGGTTCTAAATTCGGCATTTTAAAACCCCCTTATTCTTCAGGCTCAGTTTCCTCAGTTTTTACACCATCTTCAACCTTACCTTGTTTTTTAGTTGGTTTTTTAGGAGCTTTTTTTAACTCCCAATCCCCAGTTAATTCACTATCTGTTTCAATTTCAAACCCAGTTTCTTTGTTTACGTAAATAGCCATAATCTACCTCCTATGCTTCAACTACACGAGCAAATGCTTTTTCATCAAGGATACCCCATCCGATAAATGCTTCAGCACGTAAACAAACTTCATTAAACGCCTTTAAATCTCGACCTCTTCCATCCGGATCCCCGTACTCAATTATCTCTAACGGGATATTTTCTGCATAACCCCATTTAAATGCATTAGCAAAATCTCCAACAATAGCATGGTCTGCTTTACCTGCAGTAGATTTAAGTTCTAAAGTCTTGTTAATGTCTAAAGGTGTCCCATAGAAGTGTTCAGGTGTCCCCGTAAATTTAAACTCAGGGTAAAGTGCTACACCATTTTTATCCTTAATCTTAGATAAAGCTATTTTGGCTGTTGGAGATAAAGCAATACCCGTAACTTCTTTATCAACTAAAGTTTGAATTGCTGTATCTAAATTATCATCAAAAGTAGCAGCAGCAAAATTAACTACATTTCCAGTTACTAAGCCATCAAATGAGTTTGTTGCTTTAAAACTAGCATCAGTCATTGAATGTGACTCTAAACCATGAAGTGCAGCAATGTCAAAAGCCTCAGCGATTTTTTTAGAGAACCCTTCAGCAAAAGTTTTTAAAAAATTAACTTTCTTTTCTTCACTAGCTCGTAAGAACTCATCTGTAACTCTGGCTTGATACATTATTTTTACAGGTGAGATTACTTTTGGAGTCAACACAGCCTTACCAGCTTTTTTCTGATTACCTTCACCAACTATTTGAGCATGTCCATCTAAACTGAACACAAATTCAGTTGTTCCCGTAAATGGAATAGGTTTTTGATCTGATAATTTAGCTAAAGTTGAATGACCCTTCACTAAACTCATAATTTCTGTTACTAATTCTGGACTAAACAATGTCCCTTTTTGTAGTGCATTTGTTTCTGACATATTTTATTTTCTCCTTTTATCTTTTTATTTTAAAATGTTCAACATACCCTTCCAAGCAGCGTCAGTACCATTTGTACTTTCAGGTTCAACGTTTGCTAATGGTTGAGTATACGTTTTATTATTGTTAACAGTCATAAGTGATGCCAGACGTTCAGCATCTTCTTCTAAACTTTCCTCACTATCACCTTGCAATCTATTTGCTAACTCAAAAGGTAGATTGTGCTTAATAGCCACTTTTTGTTTAAGAGCCTTAGACTCCCAACCACTTATTGTTTGTTCTAATTCAGCTATTTTACTTACATACCCTTTATCAGTTTCCTTTTGCGTTTTGATAGTTTCTTCTAACTTGATTTTTTCCGTCTCTAAAGTTTTTATCTTTTCACTAAGAGTATCATAATCAGCATATTTAGACTTTTCTCGTTCTAAACGTTTTTTGATGATTTCATTAAGTTCCTCTTGTGTTTCAATTACTTTAAATTCTGTCATTATTATTTCTCCTTTTCCCGGTTTCCCCATCCGTTCGGTAATTTATTAGTTAGTTAATAACTAACTTTTGATTTCTTTCTAGGCTTAACAGTATTGCAAGCCCAATACGCTAAAATTGCGCTATCCAATAGCGAAACGTCAATATCTTCAAATTGCGATTTATAGCCAAATCCACCATTGCTACCAATAGCACGTTTTTCACAATTAGTAGCAATCTTAGTTAACGATGGCTGGTTGTTATGGCATATAGTTTTTTCGTAAAGACCTTGCTCAAATACCGAATTTGCAGTTATTATTTCTTTAACTGTTGGTAGTTGCACTTTTCTAATTTTTTGGGCTTTTAACTCTTCTGCTAACATATTTTGTTTACCAGCCCCATCAATTACCACCTTTTTAAAATCAGCATTTTTTAAGAAATTAACGATCCAACCGACTCCTCTTCTAATGCTTTGACAATCGACTACCTCAACAAAAATCCTATTATCATCAGTTCTAACCGCCACACTTAAACTTACGTTTTTACCATCTGCACCATACTTAATACCAACGAATAATTTACCTTTAAATGTTGGAAGTTTATCAATTTTAACAGAGTTCCACTCTTTTTCGCTAATTACTGATTTTTGTGAGAAACTTGGCCAATATCCTAGACGTTGGACATTGTGGTCTAACTTATCATCCCCAAGCTCAGCCTCAAATTTTCTTTCAGTTAAATGGTAACCTAATGAAGGGTTTGTTGAATACCACGCCTCAACATCGTTAATATCACATTCGACCTCAACAGACCACTCAGCCCAACCTGAATACTTACTACCCCCAAACAAACATGCATCCCGATACTTTTTAAAAACTGTACCAACTGAAACAGGAGTTGGTGGAGTACCACACATTATCGTCATTGGATTTTTGCTGTCTGTTACTGTATATTTCAAGGCTGACTCTTGCTCTGTGGTATACTCTTGGGCTTCATCTATTATCAACAAATCAAACCCCTCACCTAAACCACCATTTTTGGTTCTTGTTCTAAATTGTATTACTCCACCAGTTTCGTAAAGTTCAATACGTTCTTGACCTTTAGCCTTTATTGAGTTGAAATCCTCGCCATTCTTATACCCCATTAACTCAAGGTATCTTTTAACTTTTTCAAAAGATGAATGGGATGTGTTTATTAGGTGGGCTGTATGAAGGATATTTAGCCCTTCATGCAAACCCCAAAGTTCCAATATGTAAATCACTTCGGTTTTACCGTTCCTTCGAGGAACTGAATACCCGAATTTCTGATGAACCCAAAGCTCATCTTCATCATCTTCATAAGCCATTATGGACTTTAACAGATCCTGCTGCCACACATACACCTTTAACTTGGTTTTTTCATATAAGCTAATCGCATCTTGATATTTACTCTCGCTATATTCTAAAATCACCGATTGCGTAGGAGATTGATTTCCAAATTTTTTCATTTTGAACGTTCTCCTCCATTAATCTACCCAGTTTTACGCCTTTTGGCAGGGCTAAGTTTTATTTTAAATCTTTTAAATTGTAATTTATCGTTTTATTATGCACATTTTGAACAATACCCTTCCTCGGAATGTACTCAACAGTACATCGACAATTTTCATGACGTTTATAAACGTCATTCGGAACTTGTGGGTAATTGTAAGTACCCACAAGGCTCTTGCACCATTTACAACAGTTCCCAACCTCTTTCCGTATTATCTTCGGATCCATGCCCGCCTTATAATGAAAATAAACATTTTTCTTAACTAAATCATCAACCACGGCTTGGCTGAAATTGACAATAGGTGAGCCTAAAAGCCATTTAGATTTTTCAAAATCATCATTAACTAAACGACCAACCAAACCATCAATTCTGCTTTGGTTAATTTCAGGAATTTGGGCAACTAAACCAATCTTTGCTTTTTTGTTCAAATTATTTTGAACAAGAATACCTTTGTTAGTGATGAGCCTGTGGTTCTCCCTCAATCTATCATTGAGAATCTCCTCAATAAACTCACTAGGATTCGTTAATATGTGCTTATTTAAAGCCCCTGATAGGTTTTCTCCTAAAAAGACCGCATATTCATTTAAATCTTGGTAAGTTAGGTTTTTTAGGGGTTTTAAAGTTAACCCTTCCTCGAAAGACTCAATTATTTTACCCAACAATTCATTACTCATTGTTATCACCTATTACCTCAGTATTATTAAGCATCGTCTCAGCCTCTTCATGACTTCGACCCATTGACATAAGTAATAAAATACCATTTTCCTTGGATACTACTCCCTTTTGATAATTACCTAAAAGTGAAGTAATCTCATAAGTCGATATTATTCGATTTTTTTGCTTATCACCTGAAATATCAGCTTTTTGTTCAAGTTCTGGTAATTTTGGAATTGCACTCATATCGCCTTTAATACCCGTTAAATCCCTAACTAATTCAGCAGTTCCAAATCCCGGTATTGCTTGATTTAATTTGATAATACCATCACCAATTAGTGTTAATGTGTTAGCATCTGCTTCAAATAATGGTTCCCATTTTGGCTTTGTATCAATAAATCGACTTCTGGCATATTTAAAATCATCCCTCAGACAAGCTGCTACATAAGCAACATTTAAAAGACCACTACCCAACGAACGTTGAGCTTTACGTCCAGCAAGCCTTAAATTTTCATGACTCGCCTTAATAGCCTCAACACTTGAAGGATTATCCGACACAAACCCTAAATCATCAAGGGTTAACCCGCATTCCCCAGCAAATAAAGCTGCTGCAGTTCTTAATTGCTCAGTGAAGGGCGACATTGAAGGAGTTGTGAATTGACCTACTGACGGCTTTTCGCCATCATCATTAGCTCCTAGTTGCAACATACTCGAAATAGTTGCCCTCCAAGTCTCAAGTGGCTCTGATTCCGGATCCATTCCTAACACGTATTTTTGCGGAAACGAATAAAATTCAGCAGTAACATCAGCTCTTTCTAATGTTCTCTTTGCCAATTTTTGTTGGTAAATAGCCGAATGTGTTATCCTTGACCTACCAAAAGGTCTCACACTGTCCGGTGCATGGATAACAGGTACTAACAATGGAATACCAGCAGTATTTTCAATAACTGTTTGAGAATTGCTTTTTGAATCAATTATTACTGTTTCAAATTCAGTAAAATAAGCCTCTAATAAAGGTTTACCCCAATTATCACGTTTCAAAACTGCATACCCCTCTGTTAAAAGCCCCGTAATTGGGTCAATTACTCCAGTTGCATTTGACGCCTCAATAACTTGCAATCTTGGGATACCCTCTTCACTTTTTGAGATGTAAACAAAGCTACAAGATGCTATTAAACTTGATAAAATGACACTATCAAAAAAGATATCAGGGTTATTTTGTTTGAAAATTTCATTAACATTAAAGTCATCGTCCTCAAACTCCCTAAATACCAACCTATCCGCTAAACTATCAACCGCCTTTGTACACCAACCTAGAACAGACCTGTATTGATTTCTCAAATGTGCTGGGATTGTTATCCCGAATTGCACGTCATTCTGGGTCATAGCGTAATACCGATATTTCAAATTAACATCAGAACTATACAGTTGTAGCTTGTTTCGGAGGTAGTTTAATCCTTTTTGTTCCAAATATATCACTCCTTCCTCTATCTCCTTAAAATCCCGCGAAAAAAAATGTACAGTGACGGCGTGAAGTCCGTTGTGCCGCAAGGGGTGGGGGTATCCCCCCATATCCTTAATAAATCAACATTTGTGAACTTCGACCTTTTGAAAACCTTGATAAATCAACGTTTTTCTTCAAATTCTGTACATTTTTTTGTATTTCTTAATTTTTTATTTATTTTTCTATTTTTCTTTGTACAATACCCAATCCACCGATTGTGGAAGATTCCTGTTGCCGACTACATCCTTCTTAACCTCTTGACCTCCAGCAAACAACTTATCCGATTTTTGCCGGTTGCAATAGAAGTGAGCTAACTGCATATTGTTAATATCAGAGGGATGTCCTCCTTTATTAATTGGGATAATGTGGTCAACCACTGGACTTAATGGCTCAGGATATTTTATCTTTTTATCAACGGGTTTTCCGCAAATACCGCAAGTGTTTTGGGTTTTCAAAATCCGTTTCTTATTCTTATCAGCTTCCGTCCTATGCGGCCCGGTCTTATCTGCTCTCATAGTCTTTTATCCTCCCACCCCCCTAGGTCTATCTTTAATTGGGTGGGGGGTATATTTTTTATTTCTACCTCAATTACTTTTACAAATTAAAACAAAAAGCGTTTAATGAACGCTTTAATTAATAGAATCATTAGACAAGGGAAAATCGAAAACTATAAGAAAGGTGACTTGATTTTCTATCTATCTATTTAAATGGAGATACGATGAACGAAACTAAAAATAATTAATAAGTTAATACTCTCCCCTGTCTAATTCTTCACATTAACATCATACCACGGTTCAGGTTATAAGTGTTTATATTGTTTTATAAATGTTTATAATAAGTTAAAAATGTTTATATTTAATTAAAAATGTTTATATAAAGTTATAAATGTTTATATAGCTTTATATAAAAAGAAAAAGGGTATATCAATACCCTCTTTAATCTTCTTCTGTGTAAGGAATTTTCAACTCATTCAACGCTTTTGAGTGGTATATATTCCTTGAATTAGTTGTTATTTCCATCTCCTTTTCTACTAAATACCAATCCAACCCTTCAATGTATCTTAAAGTTAGCAGCAAACTAGACCTAGGGTCTTTGACCTCGTTGATTGCACCTAATATTTCAAGCTTCCTTTCATTCAAGGCAATACAAGTGTTGATAATCTCTTGCTTGTATTTATCCGTAACATCTATTAAATACTCAATACCCTTACCACCAGATCCACCTTTAAATTGCTGCTTAGAGTAATCTAAAGCACTTACCCCAGCTTTTCTTGCCTCCTCGGCTTGCAAAGTACGCTCTAGGCTATTTATTCTATCAATGTATAGTTTAACGCTCTCCAACCAAGACCTCTTTTTATCATTTAGATTTCTACACATTACTAGAAGTTCCCCCTCTTAAATAGCCTTTTGACTTTAGGTATTAAAAAATGCTTAAAAACAGCTAGGTAAACAAATACCAATAACCCAACCAAAACTTGAAGTAATAACCCTCCAAGTACAATCCCAGCAATACCAACCAAGATCCAACCTAAAATTGTCCAAACCATTATTTTTGACCTCCTTCATCATACATCAATACAAAATCTGGGTACTCCCCTAAACCATCAATAATACCCGTAAGGCTCTCATTATTTAAAAGTAATATAGCCTTCAACACCTTCAGATCCTCGACCTTTAAAAATCCTATTTTTTGATAAAGTAAATCTAATACCCTAACCCTTGTCAATAAACTTCCAATTTTAAACTTAATAACGGAAAACCTTGACTCTATATTTAAAGCAAACCTTAAGGCTTTTTCAAGTGTTGGGCGTTCCTCTTTACTTATAGCATAATTTAAGTATTCTACATCGTTAAAGGTTTTAATACCAACATCTTTTGTTCTTTTGTATTCCTCAATAATTACATTATTTTTATTGAAAATTAATATTGAGGTTATACCTCCTAAACCTTCGACTAATTGAGTAGAATAATCTACTTCCTCAGTTTCTTCACTAAATGGTTGATATTGCAACATCCTCATTGAGCCTATACTGGCAGCAATACCACCGGAGCTTTCAACTCCATACAATAAACACAATCTTGAAATCAACCTATTACAAGTGTTTAAATCAGCAATAGTTAACTTGTCGGTTAATTTATAGAAATATAACAAATCTAATAAATAAGTAACTTCAAATTTATTCAACTTAACACCCAAAACAACTTTTCTACTTTCTGAAATTTCATTGAACAATCAAATCACCCTCCTTTATTTTCGGAGGTAGATTAAAATAATCTACCTCTTTTAATACCCTTTACTTTTCAATAATGTATACCGTCATAGCTTTTTCTAACCCACCCTCATAAAAATGGACAAACGCACCTACTTTAATCTCACTTAAACTAAAATAGTATCCTCGTTTAGAATAACAATCAATTAACATATCTAATTGACTTTTAAAAACCTCTAAAGTCCTATCTATAGAATAAGAAGTACTGTTTAATTCTTCAGCAATGCAAATACCCTCAGCGTTTTTTGCAAATAAATTTTGCAACCTAGCTACTAGTATCCTCGCTGTAACAGCATCAACTGGGTCTAACCCTAATTTCCTCGAATAACCTATTGAGACTAATTTTTCTGACACCTCTTTAAATCTAGAATCGGGCAACATTCGCATAAATTCAACATCATTTGCAAAAACATCACATAATTCCCAGATGGTTGTTGGAACATCTTTATCTACCTCAATACCTAAAACATAATCTTTTCCTAAAACAACATTTTTCATTTTATTTTACCTCTTTTCTTCTAATCTGATATTTCTATATTATAATCTTCATCTTTTGCATCATCTCCAAAAAAGATAATACCGTCCTCGAATTTAAACAATATCCTAATAACCTCACCATATTCGACCTCAACACATTCAACTACCTCATCCCGCCAATTTATTAAGTTGACAGGATAGACCTTGTTTTCCTTTGAATGATAGAACCTAGGTCTATTCTCTTTTAAATAACCCCAATTCACTATTTACACCTCCTAAACACTCCTAAACTTAATTAAATAGACCTCCGCCACCTGCACTTCTAAAATTAATACCCTCCATCTTACTGTTAAACCGCTCCGCTTTTTTCTTATATACTATATAAGTGCTAACTCACAACCTTTAAACAAAGTCACCTTTAAACTTATAAACCCTTTAATACCAATGGTTTCTTCATATTGTACAAATAATTTAATTAACTTTTCACTTTTAATTTATTTTTGAAAACCCACTTATATCAAGGGTTTTAATCGTTCAAAGATAACTCACATTTATTTAAAAGGTAACTCTCGTTTTTATTCTTTCAATAAATACTCTATTCTTTGATAATACAACAATTTAAACCTCTCAAAATCAATCAAATGTTGTGCCTTGACAGAATTGTCAGCAAGCATCAAATATTCAAAATACAATTCAGTTACATTTACTTCAAACCCCACTTGTAAGGTTCTATTAATTAATTCATTGGCTTGTGAGATACCCCAACTATAACGTTTTTCCTCATTTAACAAAGGGTATAATACCAATTCTTCCTTATTATCTTCTTTTCTACTTTTAATAAAAATATTCTTCAAAAATGTAAAAATCAACTGGCTCTAACCCTCTTTCTTCTACATAATTTACATACTTCTCATAGCGATCCTCAACTTCCTCATACTCTTTTAACTTTTTGGTAAATTTCTCTATTAACGACTCAGAGTCCATAAGGTCTTCATCTTCTTTTATTTCTTTATATTCACACTCAAGACCCATAAATTCACATTCATCATCGTTTAACTCTAAATCATAAAAATCCTTAAGTTCTTCATTTTCAAGGTCACCTTCTCCTACCTCATCATCCTCACTTAACAAACTTTTATTACCCCAGATTTCATCTATTGTGTAGACTCTTTTTTCAGTGTTGATAAGTTTTTCTTTTGGTTTTTCTTCTTTAATAACCTCTTTAACTTTATCATTATAAATATCCTCAAGTTTTAATACCTCCTCAGGCTCACTTAATTCAAGAACAAACAACTCTCGTTGCTCCTTCAAACGCTTCTCGATTCTATCTCCAGACACTTTATCTATTATAAATCCCAATGTATCAATTCTTCTTCTACTATACTCTTCAAAAACTGCTAATTCGACTCCTATATCCCTAAACACCAACACTATATCACCTTTTCTTAAATTTAAAATATCTGTGTAACAAGGCTTCTCAGGACTTAAAACGCCGTCAATACCCTTAATTCTTACTGTTGCTGTGTTCATCTACTTTTACCTCCATTCCGTTAAAAACACTTGACAAACCTTACAGTCTGTAGTATCCTTAACATATAAAATATATTTTATACACCAAAAAATTTTAAATACCCGAGGAATAACCCAATTCCTCAACAAACCCTAAATCTGAATGTTGAACTAAGCACCCACTTAAATCACTTTCAGGTTTTTCTTTATGCCTCAAATACCTCCAGTAATGTTGAGCGTTCTCTTTTAATGTACACCATTCGAGGTTGCTCAAGTCATTATTTAACCTATTACCGTCAATGTGATTGATGAAATTTTTACCCTCGATTTTTGGAATAAAAGCCTCAGCTAAAAGTCTATGCAAGTAAAACTTCTTACTCTTACCTTTAACACACAACTCAACCCTCTTATACATCGTTCCAGATCCTCCTAGAAATGTTTTTACTTTCTTACGTTTGCCGCTGTGATAAGACCACACATTACCGTTAGAATCAATTTTGTAATAACCCTCATACCCTTTAATCCAAGCTATTTTAACTACTTTATTTTCTACATCTTCTAACATTTTAAATACCCTCACTTATTCTTTTTCTAAGAAACCTGTTAACACTACAAAAATCAATGTTAACCCAAAAATAACATTTACTTCTATATTGAAAGTTAACCCAACCAAAAATCCAATTAAAATAATAACCCACCTAAGAAGTGCTATCTCCTTACTACCCATTTAAGCACCTCTTTCTTTTAACCTGTTAATATGATTAATGTAATTGTAAATTCTTACTTTGTTATATGTTTTATTCGTTTGTAAAGTACCCTGAATATATAGATAAGAATCTTCTAACCTCTCAATCTCTTTGATATACTCATTAAACTTATCTTTGCTTCCAGACATCCCAAGAAAATCCCTTAATTCAACCCTATTTACCCAACCTTCAGGATTTTTTAATTTGTCCTCAAAAGCATCAAAAATATCTTCCACCTCAAATACCCTCTCTTTCTTTTCTACATTGTCTCGAAAACTAACGCATAGCTTTCTTCCTTAGTCAAATTCAAATATTCAACCAACTTAACTACTTCTTTAATTTTGAAATCAGATCGCCCATTTATTTTGTGAGAAAATGTTGTTACAGTCATTTTCAAAACCTCTGCACAATCTAAATAGGTTTTTCGTCTTTCAAAAATTTTATTTTTTAAAAGCTCTAAATCCATAGTTTTTACCTCCTTTACTTTTTCTTGAATTAAAATACTTAATTTTATATCAATCAACCAATTTAATTCTTTATTTGTATTTTAATAATAACATGTTCTGTTTGAAAAAACAAGTAGTAAATTTAAAAAATTTTAAAAATTTTTAAAAAACTTTTTAACCTGAAAAACCACCTAAATCAATTATTTTTGTCAACAAAAATAAAAAGTATATGAAAATTAAGATTAAAACAAGATAACTCTCTTGATTTTATTTCCAGTTTAATGTATAATTTAATTACAAAATCAACAAAATAAAGGAGTTTAAACATGACAACAGCGGAAAGAATTAAAATCATGAGAAAAAAACTGAAACTAACTAAAAAAGCACTTGCTGAATTAATAGGGGTTCATGAATCATCAATCAGCAAATATGAAAGTGGTAATGTTGAAATACCCATTTCAAAAATTAAAAAGTTAGCAAAAGTCTTAGACGTATCAGAAGTATGGCTTTTATGTTTAGAGAACGAAGGTAAATCTGAAAATAATGAAATTGATTATCTGATTGAAAATTTAAAAGAAATGTTAAATACCCAAGAGGAAGTGACCTTCAAAGGAGAACCTATCGGAGAATACTATAAATGCTACTTCTATGAAGTTTTAAACACGCTAACCCAACTAATCGTTGATAGACAAGTATTTGTTAAAATGTTAGAAAAAATGAACAAAATAGAGCCTATCTATCAAGTAGTCGAAAGCGATCCAGAATACCAACATGTACAAGCAAAAAAAGACGTTGAAGAATTATTCAGAAAGACTTTTGAAGATAGAATAATTTAAAAAGGGGTGATTAAAAATGCATCATGTGTTGTTAGATAATGGGAAATGTCAATTTATCGAATCCTTCAAGGATTTAAACGGTAAACGTAAGAGGATTTCAGTCGTTAAACCAAAATATACAAAAGGTATCGAAAAGCAAGCTAGGGAAGAATTAAGAATCAGAAAAGAAGAAATATTAAATCCTAAAATTGAATACCAATCTTTAAAATTTTACAAAAAAGAATATTTAGATTATAAAAAAAGTGTATTAGCTGAAAAATCTTATATAACTTATGCAGCAGCTTTGAATTTAATCAGTGATGAGGAAAAGGTCGAAAACCTAACTAAAAGTAAATACCAGCAAGTTATTAATAAATTGAGGAACACACACTCAGCTAGGTCAATTAAGCTACACGTCAACGTTCTCAACAATTTCTTTAAATATTTGAAAGAATACTACATACCCTCACTAGAAATTAAGCTACAATTCACTTACTCTAAAGAAGATAAAGCCAAAGAAATTCAAACCATCAAATATATCGAACCAAGTGAGCTTACGGAGGTTCTCTCTAAAATAAAAAATACCCAAGTTAGAAATATTGCCAAGGTTCAAGTCTTAACAGGTCTAAGGATTGGAGAAATCCTCGCTTTAAAACCCCAAGATATTGACTTTAAAAATAAAACTTTAACAGTCAATCGCACCAAGACCCAATCAGGCAGACTTACACCTCCTAAGACGTTAACCAGTATAAGAACAATCGAAATACCGAAGGTAGTTGTTCAGATCCTTCAAGATTTTATATCAAACAAAGAGTTTATATTTAACGTTTGCTACAATACAGTCCACAAACAATTACAAAATGCTAACGTCGCTAGCCACATGTTCCGCCACACACACGTCGCTTTACTTATCGAGCAAGGGATACCCCCAAAGGTCATCTCAGAGAGGCTAGGACACGCTAATATTGATACTACGTTAAACATTTATACCCACGTCACAAACAACATGAAAAACCACCTTCGTAATAAGTTAGAAAACCTCGCCCCATTTTAGACCCATGATGCATTTTTAAAATAAAGAAAGTACTGTTAAATAAACCTTTAACAGTACTTTTGTTTTATAATTTAAAATTATATCATAGATACCTATATATTTCCATAATCAAAAAGGTCAGAGTACTTCTCTGACCTTTTTATACTATTTTTTCTCAAATCTTTTAGAAATAAGCACTCCCCATACCAAAAGACCTAAAAGGACTACCCAAAAAATTGCCGTCCATAATGTCGAATGTGGAAAATGTTCTGAAATAAGCGCTACTTTAGGATGGGCTGCAGCTATAACAAAAAGTTTTATACCAACCCAACCCACTATTAAAAATGCAGCTATCTCCAATCCTGGTTTCTTTTCTAATATTTTTATAAAGGCATTGGCCGCATATCTCATAATAATTACGCCAATAAATCCTCCAATTACCATAACAGAAAACTGTCCAAGATTAATTCCCCCTATTTTTGTTTCAGAAATATGAGGTAGCGTAATTGCAATAGCTACAGCTGCTAAAATAGAATCAATTGCAAAAGCTATGTCTGTTAATTCTACTTTTAAAACTGTCATCCAAAAACCACTTTGTTTTTTAGGCGTTTTTGTTTCTTCCGTTTCATCTGATTGTTTTCTATTATCAAAGAATTCTTTAATGTGATTTCCTGCCATGTATAGTAGATATAAACCACCTAAAACCTGAATTTGCCAATATTGAGCGAGTAATGTAATTAGAAAGATAGCTATAATTCTAAAGACAAGTGCTCCTATTAAACCATATATTAAGGCATTCTTCTGGTCTTTATAAGGTAAGTGTCTTACCATAACTGCCAGTACAATTGCGTTATCTGCTGAAAGCAAGCCTTCTAAAATAATTAAGCTTAATAAAACTATAACATATTGTATTAGTATTTGTGTATCCATAAAACTCTTCTTTCTAAATAACTTTCTTTATTAATTTTACTATAAAAATAACTATGATTAATCCTACTATATTTAATGATATTGGTAAAAAATTAGATAAATTAAATTCAATAAATTGATTTAGGCTATTAAACTCTTTATCAAAAATATTTAGTATGCTGTTTTCTATTCTTTCTGATAAAAATGAAATTCTATCTTCTAACATTTTTGCAATAACAGTTCCACCTATAAAGTACAACAATGATAGTGAAATAGCCAAATTTGTATTATTAAATAATGTTAGTGCAAATAAAAATATTAGATTAGCTAACAACAATAATAATAGAACCATAGATAAGTATGCTATTGAATTTTGTACATTTGAAAAAATAATATTTTTTATTTCTAAAAATTTATTTTTCTTAGTAAAAAATAATATTAAAATTATTCCACCTAGCATAATTAAATAATATGTAGCGAAGTATATTAAATTAGCTACTAATGCTGAAAAATCTCTTAAAGTTTTTTTCTTAGCTAATTCTAAAAAAATACTTACTTTTGATATGTAATCTTCACGATATGAATAGATATAGTTTATTCCCATAAGAAATATTATTAGTATTAATAATATTTTAAATGTAAATTTAAATATAAAATCTACTTCATCTAAATCATAGTATCCTGCTAAGCTACTTGTTTTATATATAAGGAGAAAGCTAATAAGTAAAATAATCATACCAAAAAGGTAATTAAACTTCCTTTTAAAAATTTTTCCAAATTCTAGCGAAAATATCATTATAGTACTCCCTCCCCTTCATATAATTTTATTCGCTCCCCAAGATTTCTTATTTGAGATATCTCTATATTATTTTTCAATAGTAGATAGACAACATCTTCAAGCACTTCTTCTCTTACTACAATTTCTTTATCATTATAAATTGTATATTGATAATCTTGTAGTATATTATCTAAATTTTTTTGTTGTGATACACTTATCGCTGCTAATTTTTTGATTATCAATAAATCATCTAACAATCCATAATACGATTTTTCTCCATCAGATATAACTAAAACATTATCAGCAATATTATTATACTGATTTAATATTGTATCTAAAATTATAACATTAGCATTATTAGAATGTTCTAAGATTAATTCTTTTAGAACCTGTTTATCATCTTTTGTTAAATTATCTTTTGAATAATCAAGTATTAGAATATTTTGGTTAATTAAAACAGAAAATAGAGTATGAAATTTTATTTTCTCATTTTCTAATAATTGTTGATATTTCTTATTCGGATCTAATTCTAGTAAATCTAACCCACCTATTATATCATCTTTTGAGACAGTAAGCCCTAAAATTTTTGATAAACTTAAAAGATTTTTTTCTAAAGACAAGTGGTTATAGAAACCAAAATCTTCAGAAAATATTAATTTTTCTTCATTTATATCAACATTATCAAAGGTAATTTCCCCTTTAAATTTAGTCCTTCTTTTAAAAGAATCTTTTAAACTGTCTAATTCTAAAGTATTATTACTGATAATAGTCAAAATTTCTCCAGTGTTAACTTTAAAATCTAATTCTAAAAAAATATTTTTTTTTATTTTCTTTTTATACTCTCTAAATTCCAGTGTCATTGTAACTCCTACTTTATTAAAATAAAATACTATCTAACATCTACTAACTTATTATTCTTAATTTTTATTAAACACAAGTAGTATTATACCTTATTATGATACCATTGCTTTTAATTATTGTCAAAAAAGATTTACTTAAAATAAA